GGGTTAGATAATCGTAATATTTGAAAATTTTGTATATTTATAATGACACAAGGCTAAGTCTATATCGTGGCAGCCACGTAAATACTGGAGGATTTTATGAGCCTTTTAGATAAAGAGTCGTTAAGCAAATTGGATAATGCATTTTTTAATGCAGAATCTGATACTTCTCCCGACTCGGAGGTAAAAACAGTTGTAGAGGAATCTAAGGAGTCTGCTCCTGCTGAGGAACCTACAACGACTGAAGGAACCCATGAGGGTTCTTCTTCAACAGAACCTGATAATCAGGACGAATCTGGACATATAATTCCATATGGCAGATTTAAGAAAGTAGTTGATACTAGGAATACACTGCGGAGTGAGAACGATACTCTCAAAGCTCAACTAGAAGCAATGAAGACACAATATGCTTCATTGCGGCAACCTGTTAAGGGATCTGTAGATCATCCTGCTAAGACATCTGAACCAAGTTGGTTAGATGATTATATGGATGGCAATAGTTCAGGTCAGGAGCAACCTAATGAACTTAAACAATTGGAGGCTAGAATCCATACGTTTGAAGTTTCTAAGGCTCAGACAGAACTAAAAAGGGAACTTGGTGCTGCAATAGAAAAGTATCCACATGCTAGTGAGCAGATACTTCTTCATGCTGTTGTTCAAGATCCTAGTGTTGATGTGATGGAGGTAGCCGAAAGGTATAATACTTTTGTTGCGTCAATTGAAGAGGGAGCTATCGATAGACACTCGAAGGCAAAAGCTGCTAAGGCATCTGCTCCTCCGAGAGTCAAAGGAGTTTCTTCAGATGGTCATTTGCCAGGATCTTCTGGTAATGATAAACCAAGGACAATGAAGGATGCTAAAAGTGCTGCATTGTCCTTTCTAAAAGACATGGAATTCTAAGGAGGATATAAATCATGGCTATTACTGCTGCGAGTTTAGATACCCTGAGTTCGGTACTTAAGGATTTTTACCTAGGACCAATTCAGGATCAATTGAATCAAGAGGTACTCGCTCTTGACTTGTTTGAAAAAGCAACCGTTGACTGGAACGGTAAACAGGTTATCATACCTGTCCACGTCGGAAGAAATACAGGGGTTGGCTTCAGGGCTGAAGGTGGTACGCTACCCGATGCTAATGCACAGGATTTTGCAAATCTTACTGTGACCGCTAAGTTCCTGTATGGTCGTTTTACTATTACTGGACCAGCAATTGCTGCTGCTAAGTCTGGTGGTAAGAATTCATTTATCGGTTATGTTGATGCCGAAATGAATAAGTTGGTTAATGATGTTCGTAATGAGGCTAATAAAACCTGTTTCTCAGGTGGTGATGTTGTCGGTTATTTGAACGAAAAAAAGGATGCAGGTGTTGGTGTTGCATGGGACTTTACTGGTGATATCGCTAAGGCTCAGGCAACGCAGGATCTTGTACAGGCTGAAGGTAACCAATTGGCTTTTGATGTTATCCGAATGGATACCTATGCGGTACTCGGTGATGATATTCAAGTAGGAAATATTACTGATGGCATGCTTACAACTGGTCAGGTCGATCTAGAGAATGCTCTGGATAGTAGTGCTGTTCCAGAAGGTGTCGCTCTTGCTTGTGTGATGGTTGAGGATGGTGGTCAGGCAAGTGCTGCGATCGCCGCTTTGGCTGATGAACCTACTGGTATCTTCGGTAACCTCTCTAGTGTTTCACACTTTGGAGTTGATCGTTCTGATGCTGGTGGTAACAATGAGGCTCTACAGTCTGTTGTTCACTGTGTACAGAGTGCTGATGGTGGTGGAGATCCACGGGCTGATATCAGCCTTGGTGAGCTACAGAGGCTTCTTGATGAGATTTCAATTGCCTCTGATGGTGTTCCTAATCTATTCTTGGTGCATCCTAGTTTCCGACAGGAGTATGCTCAGATTCTTATGGGTACTTCTGCTGGTAATCTTACTAAGGAAGTTAGCAATGTTGGTAAGGCAGATGGTGGTTTCGCTTCTCTGTCTTATAATAACATCGCTTTCAGAGTGTCTCGTCACGCTCCGAAGGGTGGTGTTATTGCACTAAAGACTGATACTTGGAAGCTCTGTCAACTAGAGGCTGGTGGCTTCGCTGATCTTGATGGTAACGTACTTAGTCGTCGTTCTGCTCAAGATGAGTGGGAAGGTTTCTATCGTTGGTATTATGACGTAACTTGTCTCCGACCAAATGCTAATGGGGCACTGATTGGACTCAACTACCCAGGTGCTGCATAAGCCTTAGGCTAGGCTAAACTAAGCTTATCAAGGGGCAGGATGGTTCACATCGGACTGTCCTGCCCCTTGTTTTTTAAGGAGTTGATATGGATAATCTATTACCAGTTTTTATCTTTCTTGGTATTTTGTTTGGAGTCCAAGTGAATATTCTCACTTGGCTTTTTATTAGAAGGACATATCGTACTCTTAAGATTGAAGAAGGCTTTGAAGATAAACAATCAATTGAAAGTGTATCAGATATAGGGAGCATAGAAGCATGGCACTAAAAGGATTTGGAGAAAGAGAATATGGCTTTCAAGGTTTGCCTAAAAGCAGATATGAAGAGGCTATTAAAGCTAGAAAGGCTGCTGCTGAACAAATGGTAGCGGAAGCAGAAAAGAGAGGTAAGGGTGCAGCAACCATGGCTGCTAAGTGGATTCCTAGAATTGCTGGTACTGCTATTGGTGCTTTTGGTGGTCAACCAATGGCAGGATATCAAGCAGGTGCTGCTGTTGGAGATATAGCTGCAGGTGTTATTCAAGAAGATGAAGCTGCAGTAATGCGTGGTTTAGAACAGGCACCACAAGCTATAGCGGGTGGAATGAAGGTAGCTGAAGGGCTTGAAGGTGCTGCTCCAATAGGACCAACAGGTAAACCTAGTTTGGGAGATTACGCTAGTCAACTTGAGATTGATCCTGACTTAAGGGGATTGGATGCTGACAATATTCTTCAAGGGATGACACCACAAATGCAAGAATTTTATGCGGCACTTTCTCCAGAGATGAAACAAGAATTCTTATTTAATCAATTGCAAAGCCAACAGCTTAGTTTATCTGGGTTTGGTACTAAGTAATGGCAGATAAGCTACCATCAGAATTTGCTAGTCAACTAGAACAATCAAAAAATGATAAGACTACAGAATCTCGTCTATGGGATCTATGTTTACTATATCTTGAAGGTCAACAGTATGTTTCATATGACAGAACCTTAAGACAGTATGTAACTTCGTCAGGACAACAAAGACCTACTAAATATGTAATCAATCTTCTTATAAACATTTATAGACATATTACTTCTAGACTGTCTGTTGAGTATCCATCAATTTCAGTTCTTCCTGCTTCTCCTTCAACAGAAGATATCCTTAAAGCTAAGTCATCAGAAGAAGCACTTAAATACTTTTGGCATCAGAATGATATGAAAACTGTAATCCATGATGCTATTAAATGGATGGTATCATGTGGCAATGTAGGCTTACATACAGTCTATGATCCTTCTACAGATAATGTAAGAGTTGAAGCAGTATCACCTTATAATGTATATTATGAGCCAGGAGTACGAACACCTGAAGAAAGTAGATGGGTTGCTGTACGAACTATTGTTCCTAGACAGGCTTTAGCAGAAGCATATCCTAAAAAGAAGAAAGATATCCTTAAAATGTCTGATGGTGATATAGGACAAGAAGGTCCAAGTAAATACAAAGATCAGCTAAAGGACAGAGTTAATGTATATGATGTATATTATGATGATGGTCGTTATGGTGTCTATGCTGGTAAACAATGGCTCTTCGAAGGAACCTATCCAGCTAATTCTAAACCAGTAATTCTAATGCAATATACTGATATCCCATTTAGACTATGGGGGATTGGATTGGTTGTTAACCTTATTGATCTTCAGTCTCTTTATAATCGTTCTAGGAATCAGATTGTTGAAAATATAGATCTTATGAGTCATCCTAAGTGGCTTATTCCTAAGTCTGCTGGTGTTGCACAAAGTGCTATTAAAGGTAAGCCAGGAGAAAAGATTTATTTTAATTCTGCAGGAGGCGCTCCAACACAGATAGCTGGTGCTGGATTACCTGCACATGTGTTAAGTAACGTACAAACATTACAGAATGAGATGTTAGATGTTGCAGGATTGCACTCAACATCAATGGGTAAAAGAGCAGTTGGTATTAATTCCGCTGCTTCTATCAATGCATTATCACAGAATGATGCTTCTCAACTTCAGATGACACAACAGGATGTGGAAGAATCTATTAGAAAGATGGCTGGAACAGTTCTTCAATATATGAAAGAGCACTATACTTCTGAAAAGATGATGAGGATGATGGATAGTACAGGTAGAGTTGTTTTCAGAGCAATCAAAGGTACCGATCTTGTTGATACACCTGAAGTCTTTTTAGAGGCTGGTTCATTGTTTAGGGATGAGACTAATGATAGATTCCAAAAGGTTGTACAGATGATGCAACTAGGTCTTATTAGTAAGGGTGATGCAATGCAAGAGTTGGCTTTCAAGACTTCTAATAAGTTCCTATTGGATAAGATTGCTGCCATGGCTCATGCTCAAGAGATGCTTAAGGGTGTCATTGCTGGTAAATCTGTACAGGTGTTCCCATCAGATGATACATCAACATTTATTGAAGTATGGGATGAATTCATGAAGACTGAAGAGTTCTATCAATTAGATCCTCAGACTCAAGATAATCTAGCTTCATATCTTGAAGAATTCCATATGATACAGGCTAATCAAGCACAGACTGTAAGAGAACAGGCACAAATAAAACAACCTTCAGCACAAGAACTAAAGAATATTGCTGCTCAAAAGACTGGTAAGCTTAGCAAACCACTATCACCATTTAATCCTCAAGATGTATTAGGTGCAATGCCTACACAACAGGGTCAAGCTGGTGGCACAGTAAGTAGAAGAGGACCACAAAGAGTTCAAGGTACACCTGAAGAAGCTGGTGCTAGAAGGGCTGAGGCTGCCTTAGCTACTAAGATGGGAGGTGGAGGCTAATGAATGTAGGACAAGTAAAAGCTTTATTCAAAGACTTTATTGATGAAGCAGATACAACTTTTATTTCAAGTGCTAACGTAGCACTCTATTGTGAGATTGGTTATAACCAGTTTAGGAATGTAGTCAATGAATGTGACCCATCATACTACATGGAAGATTATGAACTTTCCTTAGTTGATGGTGAAATGGATCTTTCAACAACTGCAGTATCAGGTGAAGCAGGTAAGTTCCTATTAGGAGATCCTGCAGATGCTCCAGCCAAAGGACAACTATCTAGATTAGTTAAAGTAGCTTCAATTGGTACCTCAGGTGATTTGACTCCAGCCTTTTATTATACTGCTGCACAAGGTAGAGATGAACTTCAAATAACAGCAGATTCATTTGTATTAGAAGGAACAGTTCTAAGATTTAGTGGCAAGATAACTGATACCATCAGACTATATTATCTTCCTAAAACTACAGTTGATTTTACTGAAGCAGATGCAACATTGATTGATGACCTTACAGAGTTTCATGATTTGATAGTTCTATTTGCTTATGGCAATTATGCTGTTAGAGATGGTGCTGGTAATCAACAAATTGCTTTACAAGGAAAGACTAGAGAAGAAGCATTTAGAGCATATCTTGAAAGAGGCAGAAACTTTGGTGCTGCTGACCATGTAGGGTATGTAGATTAATGGCTGTTAATGGTACCGAAAAAGAGCTTATTGCAAATGGTATTAATGCTGATAAGCAAAGTAAGGGTCCATATATTCAGAATATGGATCGACATATCAATTGGAAAGTTAGAAAAGGATTTGGACAATCTACACAGTTTGATTCTACTTTTGGCTTAGAAGCAATTGATTATCAAAAGCATCTTGGTTCACACTATATTAAAACCAACTTTGGTCATGAGCAAATTCTAACTGTTATTGCTGCTACAATTAATACAGGTAATCTTATAAGAACAACCAGTAGATCTGCACCAAATACAAGTACTTGGACACCACAAGAACCTAATGGTGCTTATATTACAGCTTATCTTGTAACAATTTATGATATTACTACAGATGAAGTTTATGAAGAAATGTTGTATCCTAAAACAGATTCTGATAATAGAACACTTAGGGAACAGAATTCTCTTTATGAAACTAATAGATCTAGATCATATGAAAAATATATACATGCAGAATACCAAAAGCAATTCTTCTTTCAAGAAATGGACGATGTAGTTTATTTTGGTGATAAGAGAGCAGGTATTTGGGCTTATATTCCAGCTACATTTAGAAAGACAAAGATCCAACAAGTATCAAATCATGATTCATGGGAATGGCATACCTTTCTAGGTGAGAGTTCTATAATTCGTAGAATGGTTCCTTCAGAGGGTGCCTTTTCAGATGCTTATTCATATCTTACTGCTGCAGAGTTTCCTAATCCTGATGATATCACTGCTGTATTGGGTAGATTAGTTTATGTTGCTAATAAGACTTTATGGTTTAGTGATGTAGGAAAGCCAGGAAGTATTGTAGCAGATAACTATATTCTAATTCCATCAGAGAATGATGTAACTGCTATTCAAGAATTGCAAGGTAATATATTAATCTTTACTGCAAATGAGTTATTCTTCTATCGTCCTTCTGCGGGATTCTTAGCTACTAATGGTACGATCCAAAAGGTTTCAAATACTATAGGTTGCTTAAATCCCAATGCAGTTGTTGTTGCTGAAGGTAGTGCATTATGGGTAGATGACACTGGTGTTTATAGTACTAGTAATGGTCTAAATATCAATAAGCTTTCAGAGGGTATTGAAACGCTTTGGACTAAGCATATTAGTAATCCTTTAACACAATATTATCAAGCATCTGGGGTGATTGACTCAACAGATTTAACTAGAGATAATCCCTCAATAGTACTTCAATTCAATTCTGAAGATGTATCAGTTACGTTTGATCATCTTAGACAGAACCTTGTGTTTTCTATACCTCAAGAAGATTTTGCTATGGTTCTTAATAATAATGGTTGGGGTATATGGAACTTTGAATCAGTAGCTGCTGCATCAGGTACTATCAAAGCTACTAAAAATATTACTAGACCATTCTTTGTAATGGGTGAAACTAATTTATATCTAATTGGTTCTGCAGAAACACTAACAATGGATGATCAGGCACAATTTACACAAACTTCACCAGATGTTGAACTAAATGAAGATTGGGCAACTGAATCATTTTATATTCTAGAATATGGTAAGGGTGGTGGCTTAGATAGAAACATTGAATACTTTGCTGAAGATGATCGTAGGGTCAATGGCAAGTATTATAATATGACTTCAGTTGCAACAGGTAAGGTACCCACTTCTAGATTTAATGCAGTTTATATCGATCCGTGGATTAAAGTTGATAGAGGTTATAAACTAAGTGATTCTATATCAGCACCAACAGATACAGATACTTACTTACTTCCTTTTATAGCTGTACCTGATAGAGATTTTAATTGGGGCGGTACTATTGCTTATCCTCCTGACCAAATAACAATTCAATTCTTTTTTGATAATACACATTGGATACCAATTTTTACTTCAGGTACAGCTACCACCGTTAAAGCAATCTTTCCAGCAGAGAGACTGGCAACTGATGCTGGTGTAACAGTTACTTGCAGAAATGGTGCTGGAGGGGCTGGGGCTAGAAGTGGTAATTTTATTGATATTACCATGGATGCTGATGGGTTAGGGCACAAATATGATCCCTATTTTAATCTAAATAATCAATATAGAAATAGACTATTTTGGTTGCCATTCACATGGGCTGGTGATAACCCAGGAGCAATATCTGTTAATTCAATGGGTATAGAAGGATATGATATCAACTTCACGAATACAGAAGGTGGTACAGGCAACACATATGTAGATTATGCTTATTTTCTAGTATGGCAACAAGCATACATAAATGAAGATATTACTAGTTCTGGTAGGCATAAGGCAGGACAAAATGATCCTGCACAACCTGTTGATTGGGTCTTTAAGACAGATCAAGTTGGTTTAGATGATGCTGCCCAATCTAAAGCTAGAAGTCTTTGGTTAAGAATAAAGAGTAGAGGTAAAGGAACTACAACAAACATTTCTAGTCCTACATTTGGATTACTAAATGGAATCTTAGCATCTGATTGGAAGGGTTGGACTAGTCAATTTATTGATTATCAAGGTGATGAAGGTGCATCTACTCCTGAACTTCTAAATAAAGATATTCAAAAGATTGAGGATAAGACTTCTATTAGAACTAGAATGTATGATTCTTCTACTGATGCACTTAAGAAAAGGACATTCAATAATGCAGCAACTTGGGGAGATGCATCAGATACATCTGATGGTAACTATCTAATTGATGATGAAGAGTATGATACAATCTGTATGTCAACATCAGTTAAGGGTGAGTTCTTTGCTTGGATGCTTTTTGGTCATATAAATAATGAAGCAGAACATTTGGAAGTTGATTCTATTAAAGCAACATTAAGACCTGCAGGTGGAAGAAGGAGGAAGGGACGTGGCTAATAGAGTACCAGAGATAATGGATAAGTTTGCACATAGACTTCCTCAGTATAATGAAACATTACGAGATGAAGTTAGTAGACAAGCAAATGCTACTGATGCTATATTAGAAGGTACTCCGATTGAAGAGTCTAGAAAGAAAGATAATATTATTACTCTTGGTAGTGGTAATCATGGAGGTGTTTCTTTAAGTAAGAATAATACGCAAGTTAAAAGTACAGGTAATGCTAAAGTTACTAGACAAGTAATTTGTGGTTCAGATCCAAATACTTCAGATTCTTTAGTTACTTTTATAGGAATTAATTTTATTTCAAGTACTGAAATTGCAACTAGAAACAATGCATCATGTTTAGTGCATGTAAAGAAAGGTCATGCTAGTTTTGTTGGTTGTACTTTTACCAAAGACTCTGGTGATCCAATGAATTCAAATGATACTGATTTTGCTAATTTTGTGATGATTGAAGAAGGTGCTAAAGCAGTATTCAATGGTTGCACATTTAGTGGTGTCATGACACAAACAGGTGATGTTGTCAGAAATCATTCTAATAATAATCCTGCTGATTGTCAAGTTGCATTTAGTATTAATACAACAGGACAGACAAATAGTAATTGTACTAATACTGGAGTTTTAACATGAGTACTAGAAAGATAACAAAGGAACAGTTCTCTGATGGTACTACTATTGATGGCAATAGAGTTGAAGAAGCCATGGATAATATTGAAGAACGATTCAATAATATTCCTAAAGGTGATGTTAGGTCTAGATATGTTCAGAATCAATACGTTCTAGGATTTGAGCCACAAGTACAAGTTAACTATGCACAATCTAATGCTCTACCATGGATGACATCATTAAATACTGGTTTAGTTGCTTTACTGCCTACTGAGGGTGCTGTTGCTGTTACTAGTGAAACAGATCAAGCACCTAGTGGATTTCCTTATAATGACGAAAGAGTTAAGGGTACAATGCCAGTTGGGGGTTGGGGTTCACTTGGTTTAACGACATATACCGAGGGAGGAATTGGTTGGGTTTGGTCTATATCACATATATTCAATAAGCCTGTTATTATACAAGATGTTATGTGGTTAATGCAAGGTATGGAAACTGTTGTTGCTGGTTATAATGTATATCCAAATACTTTTAGATATGGTGCTACTGCCCCTGGACCAAAGACTGCAAACTATGGTGCTAATGATTGTAGTATGGTACTTCAAGTAGCTAGTCCTTATGCACCTGAAGAAAGACAATATGATCTTAAAGAGATAGCAGTACATAATAGACAAAATTGGGCTTATCTTTTTAACCGAGAGGATGCAAGATCTTTACCAGCATTTACACTAATGATTCCTCAAGTTGAAGTTAAAACAGTTGATTCACACCTAAGAGGTGTAATGTTTAGAGGTGAAGATCTTAATATACCAATTTCTAGAGATTCAAAGTGTACACTACATTTAGTAATTCCTAGATGGAAAGAATATAATCCATATGGTGATGGTGCTTCTGGTGGTTCGTATCCTCCTAATCAGCAATCTTACTCTGTTGTTATAACTGTGTTAGAGGAGATTGAAGAGTAATGGCAAAGATTACTAGAGATAAATTACCAAGGGGTGTTAAGCTAACAATAGATCATACTATTAAGGGACCATTAAATAGTTGTGATACACAACTTCAAGGTGAGATTGATAGTGCCAACATAAAGGATGATCAAGCTCCTTTTAGACTTAATTTTAATTTGCCTTTTCTTAAGTGTATTGCAATGGAGACTGGTAGTGATACAAACTATCGCTATAAAGGTGCAGCATTGATTCCTTTTGTTTTACCACCTGTACAGGAATTCTTTGATCAGGATATGGAATTAACTAAAAATACACCAATTCCTGTATTAGATGAATTCAGTTTTTCCTTTGATCAAAGAAGTGAAGCTGCAGCAATAATCGGACCTGATGCCTTTAATCCAGACGTCAATAAACCATTAGATAATTCAGGGATTGGTGATTTCCTTCTAACTGGTAACCAATGGGCTGGTACGCTGAACTTCGATCAAGTAGGCTCAAACTATGGTATACAATTTGTAATACTAGAAAAGATGCCAACAATTGATGATACAACAATCGAAACAGATATTGGTACTTGTCAAGAAATATTCAACTTAGAATTGCCAGGAACAGCATTTATTTCAAAGACAGAAAAGCTAAATCCATTTATTCTTACTGATATCTCTAAGCCTCTTAACCCTTATAAATCATATGTTTTAGTCGTTAATCCTACTAACAATTATATTCCAAGAGCATTTGTATCATTGCAAATAAGCTTAAGATTTAAGATGCAAATAATGGCTAGAGATTCTGGAGATTATATTCAGAATATTCCTTCTAATCATAAAGGTGTGGTACAAGATGCTGCATCAATTGGAGTTGCGGCTAATATTCCTGCGGGTGATTCTCAAATTGAAGCTGAAGGTGATGATGGATTGCAAACTAATATTGAAAGGG